CTTTTGTATTTATTATGACTATAGTAGAAAGAGGAAGGATCGGGGCAGTTCTTGAACGATACGCTTTAGAGAATAGTAACTCCCTCGCAAAGAAACTGATGTTGATAGGTGACCGCTATCCGCTCGTGATGGCTGCTCTCACTTTTCCGGCCCCGGAGAGCAATCGTCTCGTGATAAAAGCGTACGCGACTGCTATATCCCGGTTTGAGGCATTTAAGGAGAAGGTCCGTGCGGCACTACTTCCCCTTCTGGCGCTAGGGGCCACGGCGGCACTAGTTTCAGCTGTCACGATGAAGAAAGAGAGCGGCGTACCGAGTGTACAGCGAGTGGAAGAGTTAGCCGTCAAGCATGTGACAAAAGATGATAGATTAGCGGTAGTTCCTCGGTTGGAGACGGCAGCCCCGGAAACCGAGAAAGATAAGTTGAGAGATTATGAAGGATTAGTTAGTAGTGTGAAGAAGGCAGGGTGGAAGTGTCCTGAGTGGACCGCGTCGCTTCCGACTTTTAAAACTTACGGAGGGAGTGCCGCCGACGTGATTGCGCTAGCGAAGAAGACGACGTTGCCAGCTCACTTCTCATTGGAAGGTCGAGAAAACCCGCTGTTTGTTTTGTTGGTCTGGGTGTGTCCCACGTGGATAGGGTTCAATCAGCACTTCATTCGCGATGTTCCGAATGGAGTAGACGTCACCATCCAACACCAAGGAGGCCACGAAGGTTCTCTTCCCTTCGTGGCGACTTTTCGACGTGAGGACTGCATCTCGTACCCGGGGAGTGAGTTTTTCTTTATCAATGTTCTCCCGGCGACTTTCCCCGCTTCCAGATCGCAGTTGAAATTCTGGTGTACCACGCCCGGTGATCAGGCTGTCACCATAGTGTATCCTGTTGAGGCGACGGGGGTCATCACGAGGAGGACCCTCATTCCAGGAGGTGCTGAGTATCTCACGGTGGCGTTCCGTGGGAGTTTGGAGAAGGGAACATGCGGTACTCCAGTCGTCGCTCTTCAGGAGGTGGGCCCATACAAAGGGAGCCATTTCATCATTGGGCACGTCTTCGCGCGCGAGGACCGGGTGCAGGGAAGTATCGTGTACGCGTCGGTGGCCTGTCAAGATGAGTTCGAAAGGATTGCGGGCGGAATTACTCCCAAGGGAGTTCTGTATGATATGACAGTTCTTCCTGTGGATCCTCTTCCGATGGTAAGTCAGCTTAACGGGATACATCCCGAAACTCCGGTGGTCGCGTTAGGCAGTGACGGGAAGAATGATTCGACTTTCAAGTCAGCGATCAAACCTACCGTTGCTCTCCCGTTTGTGATAAAGCACTTTGGAGAAGAGATGGATGTCCCCTCTCCCTCGCACGTGAAGGGCGTGATGGTCGACGGCGTGTTCAAAAGCCCCGTTACCCACGCCACTGCGGCCTCGGGACATTTGCCGAGCAACGCGCGACCCTCTGAATGGAAGCGAGCCGTTGATCATCTGGTGCCTCCTGTCGTTACTAAGTATCGCGAGAACTTCGGAGACAAGGATCTTCGGCCCCTCACGATGACGGAAGCTCTGATCGGGATCGACGGTTTCATCGACAAAGTTGACATGAAGAAGTCTGTAGGACCGTTTTTTCGGAGTGAGGGTTTCACGTCGAGGTTGGACGTGTTTGACCCAATTGACCCTGGCGACGTTGATGAGGATATCGTCGACGTTGCAACAATGAAGCTGACGCCCCTAGGAGAGACTAGGTGCATGACGATTTTGGAGACGATAGATAATGAGGAGTTATTTTGTTCGGTAAATGAGTGGAAATATAAAGACGAGGTACGGCCAGTGTCGAAGTTGAACGTGGGGAAGGTGAGGCTTTTCTGTGTGAACGACTTTGCCTTCGGTCTCCTAGCTCGAGCCTACTTGCTTCCTCTTTTGGCGATTTGGTTGAAGTACCCAGAGGTGTCGGAGTGTTACGGGGCGATGAATGCTGGCGGTCCTGAAGCTGAGAAGTTGTACCAGCGACTAGCCCGTCACCCCAACTCTTTTGACGGTGACTTTATTGTATTTGACGGGTCTCACGCAAGTTTGGGTTTTCTCTCGGTTACCGAGGGGGTCTACAAACTTGGCAAGGGATTAGGGTACACCGACGTGGAGGCTCGGAGGGCGGCGTACTTCATTTTGTCGGCTGTGTACTGTGTGTTGAAGTTCGGGAAGGACTACGTGCTTAAAGCTTTCGGGTTTCCGAGCGGGCACATTGCCACCCTGTTCTTCAACTCCTTTGTGAACAGTATATTAATGAGGATGGTGTTTTTGCGGACGGTTGGTGATTTGAAGTACTTCCATGAACATATTGTGACGGCGAACGTTGGGGACGATAACGCGTCGTCGGTGAGTGATAGTGTGGCAGATAGGTTTAACATGTTGACGTTTATTGATGAAGTCGCGAAGTTGGGTTATGCCGCTACGCCCGCGAAGAAGGGGGATGCTCTCGTGAAATTCATTTCTCGAGATGAGGTCGTGTTTTTGAAAAGGTCGTGGGTAGATCATCCTTTGACTGGGTGCCACGTCCTGGCTTTGGCCAAGCCATCGATTTGGAAGGCCTTTGGGTGGCATTCGACGCAAAGTATGATCACTCCTCGTGAGAAGATCATGCAAGTGTCGAGGGGCGCCCAAATAGAAGCATGGTTACACGGCCCTGCGTATTTTCGCGAGTTCCAAGCTGAGCTAAGCGACTTGTTCGACAAAATCGGATATCCACCGCCGATTTTGTTTACTAGTGACGAATTATTAGAAAGGTGGAAGCTCAACGAGTTGCGATCGTGGGCTATGTAAAGCACTTCCTGTCTGACGGAAGTAAAACTAAAAGGACCTGACTACTATGCACTTCGTGATCTTTTTATTGCTGTTTTTTGTGTCGAATGGTGATCTTGTGTCTTGAATATAAAAACATTGAACCTGCCCTTCTTTGACCGAAGAAGGTGTCTTGTACATATCGGTTGCTGACATTAATAATAATAACTCTACTCCCTCGAGCAAATTGGAAGGTGAGACTAGGGTGGTGGTTGAGGAGCTGACCACCGTGAATTACGGCAATCCTAGGAGTATTGCATCGAGCAGACCCGACGACTATGCCAAGTTCATTGGGCATATGGCCCTCTTACACCATGAGACGGTGACTCCGGCTTCAGTTGCGCCGGTGATTATTACTGATGACCTATTTAGGCATTACAGGAGTGAGGTGAACGGGACCCCCCTTGGGAGGAAGATTGAAAGATTCTCTTATATGCGGGGGAAGTTTCGAGTGAGGGTAGCTGTGCAAGGATCTAGTGTTTTGGCCGGGAAAATCGTGTTGGCTTTTCAGCCTTTCGTTACAAATCGGTCTAGCTTTGGACCTACAAGGGCCTTCCTTTTCGATCTCACTGAGCCCAATAGTATGGTCGTTCCTCATCTCGTTGTGGACCCCTCAAAAACTGAGAGTTTGGAGATAGTCCTCGATTGTCCCACCCCCACCGGTCATTGGTCGATGCAAAGCGTCGACAATTTTGGGTCGTATCGGGTGATCATGTATTTCGTATCCCCCCTTTTCTCTGGTACTGCCACTGTTCCTGATTTGTCTTTGTGTATTTATGGAGGCTTAGACGAAGCCTCACTGGAGGGTATCACGTTTCTCGCGGCTGATGAGTTTGAAGAGGAATTGCATAGTACTCCTCGTCCCTCGGAAATTGCAGGTGCCGCCGGCGAGGTGTCGGGTATCATCGGGAGGACCTTTCCATGGTTGTCGCCGTTCACGACCATTTTCTCCCGTGTGGCGGGGGTCGCTGGATCCGTTTTACGGGCTTTTGGGTATGCTCGTCCCCCTCGCCTTGTTTTTGATTACCCGCTACTTACGAGAACCCATGAACCCCCCATGCACTCGGTCGGCCCCACTAGTGCCCCGGTCCTTGGAGCCGCCCAGTCGCAATCTCTCGGGATTTCACCTATTTTGGGAGGTGCTGACGGGAATGAGATGTCGTTCGAACATATCTGCAAAATTAAAGGTCTCGTGGCGAAGACTGCGATCAGTCCGACTTCGGCAAGTGGTGCCTTCGTTACCACATTGGCGGTCAACCCTACTCTGTGCCTGGTCAACGGTCTATCGGTCTATCCTACCCCATTGTGTGGCGTTGCTCTTCCGTTTGAGTATTGGACTGGTGACATACTTGTCGACATCGAGGTGGTCGCGTCTGTATTCCATCGAGCGACCATCTGTATCGCGTGGGACTCGAATTGTGGGGCGGGTTCTCTCCCTCCCCCGACTCTTGAAAGCGCTCAGGCTACGCTTCCTAACACCATCGTGACGATCTCGGGAAACACCTCGGTTACTATTCGCGTCCCCTGGGCGCAACAGGTGCCGTGGTTGTATGTGTTGGGTAAGGGGGCAAATGGATCTTCTAGAACGCCGAGATCGTCGAACGGGTTCCTTCACATCTTCGTCGTCAATCCGGTTACTTCTAACGGTTCGACCTCTAATCTTCCCGTGAATATCTATTATTCTTCCGACAACATTAGGTTTGCGTCTCCTCAGCCTGACTATCTTCCCACTTACGGCTCTGGGACGATCGCGGCTCCCGACCCCACTGGAGTAATCACCTTTTTGTCGGCGGATCCTCTTGTGGTTGAACCCACTAGCATTGAATTCGGTCCGCGGAGTGACTTGTCGTTCGTTGGCTTTCGTGCGTTCGGAGAAATTCCTGGTTCAGTGAAAGAGCTATCTCAGAAGTCCCTTCCTTTTATTTCTACAAACCTCTCTTTAGTTACAACTGACGAGGGAGAGTTCGTCACCTTTTCGGTGCCCGTCGACATACCAGTGGCGATCGACGGCCGATTAGCAGTTTCAGCTGCAACAGCTGCTTCAGGAGTTGTTGGACTCACTTCCGCTGCTCCTCTTCAGACGTGGTTTGGGTATTTCTCTGCTGCCTATGTGGGGGTAAGAGGCAGCATGCGTTTTGGGTTTACCCTTGAGTCACTATATGGGGCTTCATCACAAAAGACGGCGATGCATTGGGCCTCTTATGATCCGTATCTTGGCGCGCTCGGCACACCAACCGTCACTGCTTCCGTTTTACCACCGTCTGGTTTCCGGGGCCTCATCAATAAGTACAGCACGGTGTCGGCGAACCGTACGATCACGCCCATGTTGGAGGTGGTAGTGCCAGCAATGATTTCGACTGATTTTACCACGGTTGGAGATGTGTTTTCGGCCACGGTACCGGGACGAGTATTCCACTCGTTCCAGATGGAGACGGCGGTACCAACTGCAGCGTGTACGTGGACGCAGTGGGCTGCGTGTGGTGATGACGTCACGTTTTGTCGATTCACGGGCTTTCCGACTCAGCTGGG